CATACCTTAAAGACAGTGCCATAGCCCTGGAAGAAGGTGGTGACCGATTCACCCGAGTTCATAGAAAAGGGGTAGTAACAAAGCTTGTTAGCGACGTCGTACGCCGTTTCGACTTCACCATGGTTTTGCCCCGTCGAATCGAAGACGGTGGCCTCTCCGGATAGAATGTTGAATGAGGCCCAACCGACGGGAGTTATTGTGTCGGATGTGACATTGTAGTGCAGGTTAGTAACATTGGCACCAACTGGAACTACTATGGCAGCTATCCTGCCTATCGACAGCGTGTTCTGCAAGGCAGGCCTCGCAGACACGTGGAAGCGGGAATTCGACCCACTGGAATCTATGGTGAGAGTTCGGGTGAACATGCGGGCAGCGCCCGTGAAGGGTGAATTGGAGGGAGTGCGCACTGTCCTGGAACCCCAGGGGTTGACGACCATCTTCTCCCAATCGCCAGGCCGATATTTGGCTTGGCGCGGTTCGAACGCACCTGGAACCTTATGGCTCGATGCGGGTTTGGAGAGCTTTTTGCTCTTCTGGACTTGCTTACGTTGGTGTAAAGACATAACGGGGTAGAATCCCGCCGCCAGTCAAAGGTCCCAATCCAGCAGACTCTCGACTAACGGTTCGAGTTCTTTGGGATTGAGAAATCCGTATAGAGGGATAGTTCTCAAATGCTGTCTCAGAGCGACTAGCTCACTCGCCGGCCTACCAATACAGTCGGCGATTTCAGCTACGGACTCAGGGTGTTCCTCATAGGGAAAGGGCTTAAAGTCGGCCTCCTCCTGCCACCTCCGCCTCTTAATGGCGTCTTCATCATAATAGGGCCTGTGCCCTTCGGTAAGCTCGAGAATGCGGTGCATGAGGTCATTGATCACCGGGACGTGGTTGTTGACCACACGGAGTCCCAGCGCAATCCCGCGCAGAAAGCCGAGTTTCTTCTTCTCGTTAAGCGCCATGCACGTCCAAAACGTGCGTCCAAGAATCCTGCCGATTCTGTTACCCGGCGCTCTGGTGGTCGCGCCGTTAACAATGGCAAGGTAGAAACGCTGTTGTAAAAACTCCACGTTCAGGCGCTTGTTGACGGGGGGTTGGTCGTAAGTAATGTTGAACCCAAACTCACTAGCGACCCTCCTAACCAACGCTTCGAGACCCCCCAAGCCGCTCTCCTCGCCTAGAGAAAGTGCTTCTTCAATGGCGTGGACGAGCTCATCGACCTGGAGACTGTTGTTTAGGGTAGTGTTACCCGCGCCCGAAGGTTGGGTGCCCATGATTTTCGCGGACAGAACGGATGAACCAGAAAAGATCCGGTACTGCGGATCCTGAGTTCGTAAGAAGTGTGACACGGCGTCGGCTTCACCCAGACGCCCGAGCCACCTGATTGAGGCATCACCGCCGGCCTCCGGATCTACATGCATGTCCATGCGCTTGATGTCCACGCAAGCACATACTCGCTCGCCGATCGGTCCGCACACCAACAGTATGTTGTCACCGGCGTACGCAGCGAACAGTTCGGGGCTTGTTAGAGCGGCATGAAACCACTCCGCCCGTTGCCACTCAACCGTGCCCACCGCGTACAAAATCCTGCCCGACCGTACTTCAGCCCACCTTTTGGAGCCGTAGTGACAAGCTGGCCCGACGCTCGCTCTCGCCTCGTCCTCGGGTATAGATATTCCCCGGACGTGCTTAGAGCTGTCATTTGCCATCAACCCGTCGAAGTCGGTTTTGGTGTTCAGCGGATCTCTAGCGACGTTTTTCTCAAATTTGACCATCGCTTTGAAAACCCTGCGGACCTTGGCCCTCGTCATCCACTTATCGCGGATGCGGAGGCGTTGGCCGGCCGGGTACCTCTTGAGCCACTCGTCTGTATCCAAGCGGACGGCGCACCGACGGACCACCAACCCTCGGTAGACCTTTCGCTGGACGTCGTGTACAGCCCTGAATCTGCGCCAGCGATCTCTGACCTTACTGCGCTCCGCGAAGTACTCACCCGCCTCGTGCGCGTCCTTATACCTCGCTGGGACGCCTGCCATGCGGTTGCAAAAACAGTTCAATAAGTTGCAATAACACGAAGCGAACGAATACACCGCGAGTCGGTTGGTAATGGGGAACAAGCATTGATATCCTCTCGACTCTTCAACGCGACAGCGCGGCATTTCGCCAGTCGTGACCACAGAGTTCCCCGGCGCCACCTCCGGCAGTTCGCAGTTGCGGGTGCAAACAGAAGCTACGAAGACGTTCGCCTCGGGAGCGGCCATGTAGCGTTCCACACTCACCCACGTACGCTTGCCCTGCCGCACCCGCCCTTCTTGTGTCAGAACCGCCGCTCTCGCCTCAAAATCGCCAGAAGCAACCTCCGGCGTGCTGTCGTTTGAGGGCGCAGCGGCAGCATCGCGGACGGTCCAGCCGATAGCGTGCACGCAAACATTGGCGAAAGCCAACACCTTGGCGAAAGCGCTATCTCCGAGCACTGACGCCGCGACTTCGATACTCGGCGTGGACGACGGCGCCTTGGGTGGCATGATGCAGCCCGCGGCGACCAACAGGGCACCTATAAGTGGCGCCAGGAACACGTTGTATCCCCAGTGGCGCGTCGTGCGTGCTCCGACCGTCGGCTGGTTCATGAACCACTTGTGCACCGTGGTCTGCCACACGAAGTGGCCCGCCAGTGCGTAGGCATTCGGGTACGAGTAACCTTCTGTCACCCGAGCGGCGACGTCGAGACTGCCCATGATGCAGGCCGTAGTGGACTTGCTAAGGCCGAAGCGTTCAGCCGCGGATTTCACCGCTTCCTCAGCGAAAGCCATCACCCACATCGACGCTGCGGCGGCCAAAGCCAACATCCCATAGGGCATAAAGGCGATGATAGCCGGGCGCAGCGATCTAAACATGCTAGCAGCGGCGGCGTGATTTCCTGCTCTTGAAAGCCGGCAGGCGGCATGGAACAGTTTAAAACACCCAGCCAGTCTGCCAAGGAGCCGCTTGAAAGTAGGAGCTCTCATCAATCGCCACAGTTTGAGGAGCGTGCCCACTGACGCGAGCAATTTCCAATCCAGAAAGGGGTAATTCCTCGCGTACATGCTCGCTTCTTTGCTAGCCAGGCGCCACACCGGGTTGAAATCTTCTTCCGTGATCGCCACATTGGTCTCGCAAAGGTCAGAGAGGTTACCCCACCGATTGCCCACAAAAGTGCATAGGTTGTTGTAGTCTACCTTCTGACCTTTAGATATGAGCGAGAGCTTCGCGGCGTACACGTCCGCGGTGACCGGCCACTTGCCAAACTGCCGGCAGATCACGCTCCACAAATCCCTGATTTGGACCGGATCCTCGGCGGTATTCTGCCTCGGCGTCCCGCCGAAAAAGCCTGACACGGAGGCTAGCGCCGGTTGGCTTCGTCCTGCCCGACTCAAATAAAGGGCTAGGGCTTCGTCGGCCGTTAGGTCTTTGTAGGCATCCTCAGCCGCGGCGTCGTAGCCGTCCCGCCAACCGGCACCCCACGCCTTACTCAACGTGCTCCCAACCCAACTCACTGCATCGTAGATACTCGAAGTCAGGCTGGGCCGTTCGGTGGCCGCTGGTGCTTTAGATTGTTGAATGACAGGCGGTTGAATTTCTTCAACCGACGGTGATGGCGGCGAGGGAGGCGACGGAGATGACGGGTGTGAGTTTTCACCAGGCGCAGGCGGGCTCGGCCCAGCCCCAGCACTACGCTCACCAGTCCAAGGGGCGTTGATATAAGCCGCACTCTCAGCACTGCCGGGTTCTGGAAAACCCATGGCTGTCCACGAACTCTCCGGCTCCGCCTCCTCCTTGCCCTCGCTCTCGGACGCGAACCCAGCCTCTTTCGGGGCTATGGAGTCCGAGTTGGTGACGACCCCGCCACGCTCAGAAACCAAGTGGGGCGGAATCGGGGTGGCCTTGTCAGTCGGCCTGACCTTACTCAGACCCACCAACCAGTTAACGCCGCGCTTCCCGCCGGCCGTCGTGTAAACACGTCCTGCGAGCAAGCGGCTAGTCCTCCAACCAGCGCTATGAGCGACGCTCTCAGCGCGCCCGGTGTAGAGCCATGTGGTGTCATCGTCGTATTCAAAGATGGATCTCTGGCCGTCCCTGACGATGCGGCACTCGACATGACCTGAAGAGTTCTTGACCTGCGACGAGTAGTCTACCGGTGAGCTCACCGCCAGAGTGTAGTAAGGCCTCAGACCGAGGAAAGAGGATCCCACTAACCCCACTAGCCCACAGTCTAGAACGACATCAGACGCTTTGATCTTGACGTCGGCAAAGCGTTTCACGACCTCCCAGCCGAGATCGGAGCGGAGTTTTCCACTCCGAGCCCCTGGCGGCTTGTACTTCGTCTTGGAAAAAGGGTCGTAAAACTTGATGGACAAATTCGCCGCCTGCAGACGACGGTAAGTGTCCCTGTAGTTCTCGTGCGGAGCCGAGGGGAACAACATACCGTAGATCCCGAGGTAGAAATTCAGCGGGTTCATCGAAGGTGCCAAGACCCACAAATCGCCCGGCACACCCTCCTGAACTTGCCGCACCAACGCCCTAACCAGATAGGACAAAGACGCGGCTGTCACGAGATCGCGCATCGCTCCCAGACAGGGGTGGTTGAGCTTATTATTGGGCAGACGACGTCCGAGCCGCAGACGGGGTTGTTTATCCCCGAAAGTAAAGCCCGAAATCATCTTCTCCAACCACGGCTCTGAAACATTGCGAGCCTGGCTCGCGACGCGCGCGAACTTTCCATGGCCTGCCTTGTCCAAGCTGTAGAGGTCGGAGTCGTGCAAATGCACTATCTCCACCATCTCCTGTTTGGCAACCTTGCGCCGCTTCTTAGAGCGGTCTGCCCGTGCCGTCTCCGCTCTGCGCTTTTCTGCGGCTGCAGCAGCATAGCCGGCTTCTCGTCTTTCGGCACGGCGTCCATTCTTTCGGTTTTGCCTCTTCGCTGGTTGAGGTTTGGGAGCTGAGCCCCCAGGAACATTCGAAACATTGTCA